TATAATTGCCAAAGGAATCAATCTCGCGCCAGAGAGATGGGGGGATGGCTTGATCGGGGACGATCAGCGCATTTGAGTCGAGGTATGCGGCCTTGGTGGCATAGGCTCGATAGTCTGAGGGCGTCCAGCTAGACGGGATAGCCGTGGAATCTAGGTAATAAGTGCCGTCGCTGGTGCCGTCTGCTAGCAACGTCCAAGAGGCGCCGCCGTTTTTGGAGTTGTAAAGTTTTGTCCCAGTGAGAGCTGCCACCTTGTAAGAGAGTTTGGGAGCCGCACCAGAGTCGGGGTTGAATGCGCCAAGCGCCCATGCCCAGCGGTGATCTGGCTCGGGCACTGCGTCTGTCGGCGCCTGATAGTCATATTCATAGGTCACCGTTTCCGAGGTTAGCGACCCGCCATTCTGAAATGATTTTATCTTAAGATTCGTGGTCTCGGTTCCGATGGCGATGGTGCCACCGTCCGCAACACTCGAATCATTCTCGTCAGGCTCGGTGCCGTCGGTGGTTTGCCGGACAGTCACGCCCGCCTCGTTATGCGTGACAGTGACATTAAAGCCGACTGTGAAGGTCTGACTCCCCGGGGTGGCACTGGGGCTGCCGAGCCGCGCGAGTGTCCAGGCGAGGATGGAGTCGGCGGGCTCTTCAGGCACGGTTAGCTCTGACTCTTCGGTGTCGGCATCCCATGCGTAATCGGCAGCTGCTACCTCGAGCAGCTCTAGGTCAATCCGAGGCTGAAGTTCGAGCACGATGCTGAGGCTGCGCACCTCATACACGACGGAGTCGATTTGACTCTTTGCGGTGTTGATCGAGATGACATCGCCCGCGCGGATCTCTAGCAGCGTGAGCATGGCTTGCAGGGCGAGTTCTCGCGCCGCGCGGCTGCGCATGACGGCGATCTTAGCGACGCGCTGGCAGCGGGCTGCGGAGGTAGTGAGCGGCAAGGGCAGATCAATCCAGCGTGCATCGCCATCGGCAGTGAGGGCTGCGGCGTTTTGATAGGGTGGATAATCCTCCTCTTGCCAGTCGAGTGCGGGGGTGCGGTAGACTCCGCGCGCGCCGTTATACGCCTCGCGGAAGTTGCGGTTGCGAAAGTCGATCTCTCCGACTAGCTGGCCATCGTTGATTGTGATGGAGGTGATCGAGTAGCTCCCGGCATAAAGCGAAAACACGCCGCCGATATAGCTGAGCTTGCCCGCCATCGCGCCGAGCAGTAGCTTGAGATTTTCGCCAATGGTCTGCGCGGTATCGAGCACGCCGTTGACGGTGTAGCGCTTCTCGTTCGTCCCGGCGGCGGTGGCGACTAGAAAGTCGCAGTCATTCGCAGCGACGGAAATGGAGGCGTCGTCGACTTCGGCGGCACCGCTTGAAAATCCGTATTCTTCGGAGAGTAAATAGTCGCGCACTACGAGGGCGGCATTGTCGCTGTAGGCGGTGGCACTACTCCGCGGGTCATAAAGCTTCTTACCTCTGACTCGCGCCGAGACGGCCGGAGCATCGCCGCCGAATAGATCCTCCGAGTAGAGGATACGCAGGTACACATAGCAGATGCCGCGCAGGCGGTGGTCATCAGTCCATACAGTGGTCCCGACTTCGTCTTGCAGATCGGTGTCGACCGCTTGCGAGTCGGTGCCTAGGTGCGGGTAATACTCGACGACTTCCGCAAACTCGCCCGAAGCGGAGCCACTGGCCAGCACAGCGCGGTCATCCAGATAGAGCTGCTCGATGGCGTCACACTCATGATCGGCAAAGGCGACCACGAGATTGAGGTAGCGCGAGCCACTGCCGGACGTGCCCACAAATACCACCGACCCCTCGATCACCGTGGTGCCGTAGATAGCGCGGCGAGAGAACGGTTTGTCAGGCTTTTCACCCCGGCTCAGGAACAGCGAGTCTTGCGCCGCACCCGCATACTCGAGACCGCGATCTCCCGCGAATCGTTGCAGCTGCGACTGGTGGGTGTAGCGTGTCGTTTTGGCCTTTTGTAGATCGACCAGCCGTGACTCTGCGACGATGGAGTAACCATCGTCAGCGCCGTCCTCGAGGTAACTTACTTGGGACAAGCGGCCGCTGAACACCGTGTAAACATTTGCAGCCGGCAGGCTGCCATCGGCTGCGAGAAATCCGATAGACACCTGGCAAGCCCGCGCGCGGTATTTAGCCGGATCGGCGATATCGACGGGGTATGAAAAATTACCCGACAGATCGAGACTGATATTATTGGCGACCAGATCCACGCTTTCGGTGATCGCTGGCCAGCGCCGCACGATACCATTGCCGCTCCACGTCTCGGAGTCGTAGGTGAGATCGCCCTCCCCCGTCCAGGTGCGCACGGCACCGCCCGCAAAATCAAAGTGAGCGAGGTAGACCGGCCGCACGGTGCCTTCGGCGATAGCGGTCTTGATGGCGGTGGAGAGTCCTCGTGGCATTTTAAAAAGGGTGAAGGGTGAAAAATTTGAAGGGTGAAATTTTAAACGACTTCGCGTGCGCCGATGCTGATACCGTAAAGCCGAGCGACATCCATATCCCACTGGAACGAATCGAATAGTCGGAAGATGCCGACCGGAGCGGCGTACTCGACCTCACTCGTCCCGGCTATGATCGCACTACGTGGGCGGGGCCATACCTCGATGGTGGCTGCACCACTCGCGGCCGTGTCGCCGACGGTCACGCGATAGAGCCCCCCCGCGATCTGGATCCAATCACCAGGGGTGAAGGTGCCAGTCATGCCCGTCAGATCGAGATAGTAGTCGGAGATCGCATCGACCACCACGGTGCCCGAGACAGTGGCCTGTGGCGTGGAATCAGTCGGCGCAAGTTTGAACGTGCCCTCGCGGCCGTTGAGCCGGATCATTGCGGCGGCCCATTGGTTAGCGAGCGCGCCATACAGAGGAGGCAGCTCAAAATCAATTTCCCACCATTGCCCCGGATGCGCATAGACTTGAGCCTGCCCGGTAAACGGCGACTCGGATACGGCCACGCGACTGGATTGGAGCCATGTCATCTCGCGCGGACGCGGATCAGAGGGAAGGGTGATCGGAAAGGTTGGCATGTTTTAAATGGTGCGGAGGTTGTTTTCGCGGACCGCTTGCACGGCGATTTGGCCGAGCTGGCTGCGGTGGTTTTTGATGAAGCTTTGGATCTCCATGCCGACGCCGTTAAAACTCATGTTGATGGTTTGACCGCCGCCGGCTTGACTGCCACCGAGGCCAGACAGTGCATGATTGGGCACGATGCCACCACTCAGCCCCGGGACAAATAACTCAGGTCCCTCCTCGCCGACGATATAAGGCGAGCCACTAGCCACTGGGCCGCCCTTAGCGCGAAACATTATTTCGCCGATAGCATTGCCGATCCGCTCACCAGTTCCATGGCCAGGGATTTTTTCGGCAACTTTCTTGAGCCATTCCCAGACCGACTTAAGCGACTGCACGAATCGATCTGCCCAGCGTTTAGCGGTGCTAAACATATCGATAAAATCTTGCCGCACCCGCGCCGCCGAAAAGCTGAGCCCCAGGGGACCGGTGAACACTTCAACCAGCTCAAGGAGCCATGCGATAAGGCTGCCCACCGAGGCGACTACATCGCCGGAGAATATATCAATTAACAACTGACCGAGTGCCTCGCCCGCTTCTTTCATAAAGCCGATTTTATCGATGACGACACCGAGACCGACACCGAGAGCGACGACCCATACCCACGTCGTTGCCAGAATGGCGATGAGTTTACCCATAATAAGCAGCAGCGGTCCGACGACTGCCACGATGCCCGCGATTTGCACACCGAGTTTTACCATTTTAGGATCGGCGTTTTGCAGCTCGGTGATGATCTCACGTAACTTTGCCACGAGTGGCGTGAGATACTCAGCTATGATTTCACCGACTTGCTCTTGTAAGTCGCCAAACGCATTTTTGAGCTGTGCGAGTTTGCCCCCGGTGGTGTCCGCTTCGGCAGTGGCTAGCGAAAAGCCCTCCGCCATTTTTGCATGCACCAGGGCAACGCGCTCGGCTGGGTCTTCGATGTTTTTCAGCTCCGGGATATAGCGAGTCAGCATCTCGGTCTGCCCAAGTAGCGCTGCCGAGCTGGCCCGCATAGCCATTTTGAGATCTAGGTTAAATGCTTTGCTCAGGCCGATGGCACCGCGCGTCGCCTTGTCCATGTCTTCAGCTTGGAGTCCCATGCTGATCCCTTGTTGCGCCATGCTCAGGCTCATCTCGTCGCCGACTGTCGTCACACGCTGGATCTCAGAGGCCATGCGCTTGAGGCTCTGCATGTTTTTCTCGACCTCTTGCCCACTGGCTGAGAGCGCAGCGCGCAGGCTGGCCTCGGCCTTTTCTTGCTCGATAAATGCTTTCACCGAGAGCGCACCGAATCCTAGAATAGGCGCAGTGAGTTTGAGCGTGAGCGACTTGCCGAGCTTATCAAACTCGCCGCCTAGCTTCTTCATTTTTTTACCGATAGAGGCGATGCCCTTGTCGAGATTGGCAGTGCGCAGCGAGATGTCGCCAAAGAGGGATCCGATTTTAGTGGCCATTATTTTGTAATCTTAGGCAGGGTGTTAAGCCAGCTCGTGAAGTTTGCCAGCCGCGCATCAAACTCTTGACGAGTCTGGGGGCGCTGCCCGGGCATGAAGTCCTC